CAACGCATGGACAAGGCGATCGAGCGCTTCACCACGTCGTTTGTCGGTGGGGAGATCGACCACGACGGCGACGAGACGCTGTCGAGGCACTGCAAAAAAGCAGTGATCGTTAAGGGTTCGCGGAAGAAGCCCCGGCCCGGCGACGACATCGACCTGACTTTGTATTACCTGAAGATGGCCAAACGCGGTGACCGCATGTGGATCGACGCGGCGGTCGCTGCGGTGCTGGCCCATGAGGCCCTGGCGCAGGCCATCGAGGATGGCATGCCGGCCGCGCTGCCGATGATCTTCTTCTAGGGGGGTGTCTAGATGTCGTGGTGGCAGTGGTTGACCGGCGCGGGCGCCGTCCCGAACGCCACGGTCGGCGACCCGGATTCGGTCGGCCCCGGCTACCGCCCGGGTGACCCGGACGGGTTCGAACTCGAGCCGGCCACCGGGCCGGTACAAAACCGCATGGCGGCGATCGTGCCGTCGCCGTGGGACGGGTGGCCGGCGAACTGGGCTTCCCCGCAGTGGAGCCAGGGCGGGTTTGGGCAGAAGCTTGACGAGCTTGTCGATGTCGCGTGGGCCGCGTTGGATCTGAACTCGTCGGTGCTGTCGGCGATGCCTGTCTACCGGGTCCGGGGCGGTCGGGTGCTGCCGGCGACCGCGTGGATGAGCAACCCGGATCCGGATATTTACACCGATTGGTCCGAGTTTGCGAAGCAACTGTTTTGGGATTTTCAGCTTGGCGAGGCGTTTGTCCTGCCGATGTCCCGGGCGGCCGACGGCTGGCCGTCCAGCTTCCGGGTGATTCCCCCGCCGCTGGTTAACGTGGAGATGGCCGGGGCGGGGCGTCGGTACAAGATCGGCAGCCTGGACGTGACCGGCGAGATCTTGCACATCCGGTACAAGTCGACGGTGGATTCGCCGCGTGGTCTGGGGCCGCTGGAGTCTGGGCGTACCCGGCTGGTCGCGGCGTCGATGCTGTCCCGGTATGCGTCTGATTTCGCTGCGAGCGGCGCAGTGCCCAAGTACACCCTGGAAACCGACCTGCCGCTGACCCGCGCCCAGGCGGACGACTTGCTCGACCGGTGGTGGGCGTCCCGGATGGGTGCCTTCGGGGAGCCGTGGAAGCCGTCGATCATGTCGTCCGGGCTGAAGGCGAAGCCGTTGCAGTTGTCTCCGCAGCAGATGGGGCTGATGGATCTGGCGCAGCATAACGAGGCGCGGATCTCGGTGCTGTTGGGTGTGCCACCGTTCCTGCTGGGGTTGCCGACGAACGATTCGATGACTTATTCCAACGTGTCCCAGGTGTTCGATTTCCACGACCGCCGGTATTTGAAGACCGCGGCGACGCGGGTGATGTCCGCGCTGTCGGGGTGGGCGTTGCCCCGTGGACAGTCGGCGGAGCTGAACCGGGATGAGTATTCGCGGCCGTCGTTGGCGGAGCGGGCGGAGGCGTACGTGAAGTTGGCTGCCCTCGGGGTGCTGTCCCGTCAGGAGATTCGGGTGATGGAGCGGTTCGTTGACGCGGATCTGCCCAACGACATTTCCGACGATGGCGAGGATCTGGTGGCCGCTGAGGCGTTGACGGGCGGTGGCAGGTCGTGACCGAGATGTCGTCCGCAGCAATCAACGATCTCCCGGATTCCGCCTTCGCGTATATCGAACCGGGCGGAACCAAGGACGACCAAGGCAAGACTGTCCCCCGGTCGAAGCGGCATTTCCCCATCCACGACGCTGCCCACGTCCGTAACGCGCTGGCCCGGGCGCCGCAGTCCCCGTTCGGGGACAAGGCCATGCCTAAGATCCGCACCGCGGCGAAGAAGTTCGGCATCAAAGTCACCGAGGATCGATCCGACCCCAATGCCATGTTGGCGGCTGGCGACGAGACGCCGCGGGCACCGATCGAGTACCGCAATTCCAGCCTCGCCGGCGTGAACTTCGCGCAGCGGATCATCGACTTGGTCGCGGTCCCGTACGACGAAGAGGCCTTGGTCGATTACCGCGGTGAGATGTGGCGGGAGCGGTTCCTGTGCACCGCATTTGAGGGGATCGAGACGCGCACGACCCCGGTGCGGGCGAACCGGGACCACAACCCTGCGCGAACGGTCGGGAAGGTGACCCAGTTTTGGCCGTCCCGGGCGGAGGGTTTGGTCGCGGCTGTGCGGATCGCGAAAACCCCGCTCGGGGACGAAACGCTGGCGCTGGCCGACGATGACTGCCTGGGGGCGTCGGTGGGGTTCGCGGTCCGCGGCTCCGACCAAGAATTGAACCGGCGGGACCGGTCACGCGTGATCAATCGGGCGTTCGTGGACCATCTGGCGTTTGTGCCGGATCCGGCGTACCTGAGTGCCGGTGTGCTGAGCGTTCGTAATGCCGGTAGCGCCATCCAGTCGCCGCTGGCGGCGGACTTGCCGAAGCTGGTCACGCCGAACCTGGACGAGCTACTAGCCTGGCAGCGCTCCCGCAGCCGCTGAAACCCAGAACTTGGCATCGTCCGTCGGGGCGGTGCTCGCCGGCCGAGAGGGCCAATACAGGCACGTCGGTGCTCGCTGGCCGAGAAGGCTAAATATAGGCACGTCGGTGCTCGCTGGCCGAGAGGGCCAAAACCGTAGACCCTCTTAGTTAGGAGAGCGACCATGCCCCCCACAAGTAGCCGCTCAGACGCGATGATTGAGCGTCTTGAGAAAGAGATCGAGGAGCGCTCCGCGTTCATCGAGGGCGTCATCGGCAACGCCCAAGACCAAGAACGTGATCTCACCGCTAACGAGATCGAGCTGACCAAGACCGCCCGCGAGCGGATCAAGGCGTGCGAGGCGCAGACCGGCGATCTGTACGAGGCCCGTTCACGGATGGCGTCGGCCCGGCAGCGTGCCCAGGACGTGCACCGCGAGTTCGACAAGCTCCGCAACCAGGTCGACAACGGCCCGATCGAATACCGCAGCACTGGTGCCTATCTTGTCGATTACATTGCTGGCAGCCTCGGTAGCCGGGATGCGATGGAGCGCCTCGAGCTTTTCACCCGCGCCGCGGCGCATCAGAAGACGTCGGACAACTTGGGTGTCGTTCCCGATCCGATCATCGGCGAGGTGGTCAACTTCATCGACGCCTCCCGCCCGGCGGTGGCGTTCCTCGGCCCGCGGAATCTGCCGTCGGCTACCTGGTATCGGCCGAAGGTGACCCAGCGGACGCTGGTCGCCGCGCAAGGTTCTGCCGGTGCGCCCGCAGATGAGAAGGCCGAGCTTGTCAGCCAGAAGATGACGATCACCCGGCTCACCGGCAACGCTGTCACATATGGCGGCTACGTCAACGTGTCTCGGCAGGACATCGACTTTTCGCAGCCGTCGATGCTTGACACGGTGGTAACCGATTTGGCGGCGCAGTATGCCATCCAGACCGAGGCCGTGCTCGGGACGCTTATCCAGACCCAGGCGAACAACGTGGAAGTAGCCGGTGCGGCTGGCTCCGAAACGGCAGCCACCCTAGCGGGCGCACTGTGGACGGCGGCCGCGAACGTGTACACCGCGGTGAAGGGTGTAGGCCGGATCGCGCTGGTCGTGCCGCCGTCGCGGCTGGGCCTCTGGGGCCAACTGTTCGCCCCGATCAACCCGCAGAACGCCCAGTCGACGGGCTTCCGGGCCGGCGACTTCGGTTCCGGTGTCCTGGGCAACATCTCCGGGATCCCGGTGATTTGCTCGCCCGGCTACCCGACGGTCACGAACCACCTCGGGTCAGTGCTGTCCACGGCCGCCATCGAGGTGTACGAGCAACGCGTGGGCGCGCTCCAAGTCACTGAGCCCAGCGTGCTCGGGGTACAGGTGGCGTATGCCGGCTACTTCACGCCGATGCTTATCGAGACCGCGGGCGTGCAGCGCATCGTCAACCTGGTCTGATCCGGGCGGAGGAAAAAAGGGAGTAGATCATGTTGGTATCTGAAGACGGCACGGTCACCGGTTCGATCGACGTGTCCAAGCTGGACGAGATCGAGCCGAAGACCGATGAGGCGCGGGCGCAGATCGACGCGCTGAAGGCGGAGGTGCAGGCTGGGTTGGCCGAGGAGCCAGCCGAGCCCGAGAAAGCCGAGGAGCCAGCTGAGGAACAGCCGAAGGTGTCCATGGCCATGAGCAAGGACGAACTGGTGGCAGCCGCCAGCGCGGCCGGCATTGACGCTGAGGGCAAGACCAAAGCCGAACTGGTTGAGGCGTTGGGCGGTCAAGCCTGATGGCCACGACCAACTTCCGCGAGGACTACCTCGGCAGGGATCTGCAGGCGCCCACGGTCAACGCGCTCGACTCGCTGGGCCGGGTCACCACCGCAACGGTCGACTCTCTTGGTCGGTCGTTGCGGCGGATTCTGCGGGCCAACACGACCGCGGTCTCGCTGAACCAGGAGCTGCAGTTCGCCGGCGGCACAAAGTACATCGTGACTGTGGCCGGCACCACTGCGGCGTCGGAGCCGGGCCCGCCGGCGGTGGGCGCGACGGTGGCTGATGGTACTGCCACCTTGCTGCGTCAGAAGTAGACAATAATTCAATAGGTAGGGGGCCGGCATGGCACAGTACGCAACTGGGTCGGAGCTGGCCTCCTATCTTCAGCGGGACCTGGACGCGTCCACCGCAAATCAGGCCCTGACACTCGCATCAGCCGACTTCATCTCCGCTGCCGATACCGTCTTCAGTGCGACCACGGTCACGTGGGCGACACAGGGCGGTCCCGGTACGGATATCGAGATCCCGTTCCGGCCGGTGACCGCGGTGTCGCAGGTCCGGCTTAACGGTGTGGTGATCACCGGGTGGACGCTGCGGCACAATGCGCTGTGGCGGTCCGCAGGCTTCGGTACCTGGTCCGCGTTTCCACCGGATCTGGTTGAGGTGGACCTGACGTACGGGTACACGACGGTGCCGGATGTGGTGAAAAAGGCTGTGTTGGAGATTGCCGCCGGCATGTACGAGAACCCGGTCGCCGTCGTGTCCGAGTCGATCGATGACTACACGGTCCGTTATGTTCCCGGCACGGAGATTGCGGCCGGTAGGCCGTGGCGGGAAGTCGCCGCGGACTACCGCGGAATCTCAGTGGCCTGACCACCAATGCGGCGACCGTCGCACACAGATACCGCTTCGCCGGCTTCGCGTAGGCCGCCACCGAATGAGGAGAGTCCCCATGCTCAAGGCCGCTGCGCCTGTTGCGAAGCCCACTGGCGACAAGCAGCGCATCAAGGACAACGTCCATGTCCAGGTGTTCGGCCCGGACGGGAAGCTGAAAGACGAGCGGCGCATTCACAATCTGATCACGGATGCTGGCGACCTGTACTACGCGGGTATGGCCATCGCCCTGGTCACACCGGCCGCGCCTGCCCAGCCCACCAAGATGTCCGGGATGAAGTTGGGCACTGGTACTACGGCGGTGGCCAAGGCCGGTGCCGGTGCAGCGCTGGTTACCTACATTTCGGGTTCCAACAACCCGTTTGACGCTACCTGGCCGGTCACCCAGAACTTGGGTGCCGGACTTGGTGTCAACGGCCAGTACAAAACCACCTGGGCGGCCGGTGACGTCACGAATGCGGCGATCACCGAAGCAGTCATCGTCAACGACGCCGGCACCGACGCCACCTCCACAGCGGCGAATACCGCCCACCGGATCGTGTTCACGGCGATCAACAAAGGTGCCAGCGACACGCTGGTGATCACCTGGAACGCGAAACTTCTAGGCGTGTGACATGGCTGATTATTACCTTGTCACCCCGCTCGGCCCTTTCCCCGCGGCGATCGGCAACGCGTTTAACACGTTCACCACCCGCCAGGACATCTCCCCACGACCGCTTCCGATCATGCAAGGCGGCACCGCCCGGGCGGGCATGAAACTGAAACTAGAGGCGGAAGGCGAATTTTCGAACACCGGCACACCCACCCTGATATTGGGCTTCTACCACGGCACCGAGGTGCCGGCGATCACCACCCCGCTAGCGGAAAGCTCTGCCATCACCACAGCCTCCGGTGTGACGGCGGTGCCGTGGCGGCTGGAATACCGGGGGATCATCACCGCCACCGGCACCACCGGAACGATTGTCGGCTGCGGAAGTCTTGAATACGGTACGACATTGACCGCTGTTACGACCGTTCCGATTCCAATCACTTTG